GCATCCTGTTTCGGCACTGACACCATTGATGGTTAGATCCATTCCTGGAAATAACACATCTAGGTCAGTTAATACAATTGGTGTTGGTTCTTTTAAATATCTATAAAAATATGATGCTAATGGTTGTGTTGAAATAATCTCTACCACCTTTATATCATTAATAGTATTTTTAACATCAAGTCTCCATGCACGATCTCTATTTGGCATCTTAAAAGGATTGTCCTCTAACATACTAAATTGATCTAAGGCAGTTGGTACTATATATAGTTGTTTAGTCATGGTATTACAACGCTCATATAATAAATACCAAACATTATTTTCAATCTCGAAGAACTTTGAGTTAACAGACATTTTAATGTCATTTAACGCACTATTTAATGTGGGCTGATAAACTGCAACCTGTGTTACAGCAAGCTCCTCTAAACGTCTCCTAATGGCCTCAGATGACTCAAATGAAGTACCCTTCTTTTTGTCGTCATAAGCCTCCTTAATTATCTCCTCTTGAGCCTGAGTTAAAAATAAACTCTTCTCGTAAGGGTTAATCTCTGGAGCACTATTGCTTAGAGCGTTATTGTATAGTAAGTCAAATTCAACACTAAAATCTGTAGTAGTCATACTTAATCTTTAGCAACTTTAATTCTAGCTTCTAACTCTAAACGTAAGTCTTGATTCTTTGGTTGTGATAAAAACTCAGCAGCTACCTGTTCGGTTGCTCTACCTTCGTTACACAATTTTTTCCCAGACTTAATGTCGGTATACTCGCCAGATTTCTCTGAAATGATACCCAACTCATATGCTGTATTAATAATTACTTTCTCATCTAAATACTGATCTGCAAGTAAAAGATTCAACTTAACGTATTTGTTACTTAGGATATCCAGGAATTTACCTTGGATTTCATTAAGCGGACTTTCTTTGCTAATGATACGACCTTCAATATTCCTATAAAGGTAACATAAGATATCACGGTTCTGCTGTACTGCACCGAAGTTAATATAAGCCTTCTGCTGAGAGTCAAGAATTGATTTCTTAGTAAGCGTTTCATCATCTGTATTATATAGACACCACTGGTATGTTCCCCTCTTTGTCAAGTCAGCTGGATTCGTACAAATCTTTGCTTGATAATTATGCAGTGCCTTAAATTGTAACATTTGTAATGGATCAGATAAATCTAAAACCATATCTTCCTTGGTTAGAGAGATACCAAAATTCTCCCAATAATCTTTATTTGATGAAGATAGATTATCGCCTAGTCTTAAGGAGAAAAAATCAATCTCATCTTTTGTCAAAAATTCTTTAATACTTCCAGAGGCATTCATTGGTGCAGGAAATCTAGTATATGTGCCTTGCATTTTGCCACCCTCTAGAACATGACCCTTACCATTATTGAATCCACCCTTCTTACCTACAAACTTAACTAGAACTTTTTTGTTCTGTAAAAAACTCTTCTCTTCCATAAAACATTTTTAAGATTTAAAAACTAAGTGCGAGAGGGGCCGAAGCCCGAACTCGCAGCAAAGTTAGTAATCTTTTATTAAGATGCCAAATCGTATGGCAAAATTGATATACAACGAGACGGATCTCTAACGATAGCACCAAGGGTAGCCATCTTATGAACAGTTGCAGCATCCTCATCTGTAGAAGCATACTGAATATTTTCAGCTCCTGTGAATGGGTTTGCGAATGGGCCTGATTGATAACCACGGAAGTCGCCTTCATATCCACGGATCTTAACGATCTGAATATTTGGAGCACCCATGCCACCATCAAGATTACCTACAAAGAAGATATCGTAACGGTAAGATTCAGCTACACCCTTAGAAGGATCGCCATCTTTGTATTGTTTGTTACGAACTTTGTCGTCATACATTGGATCAACTTCTACCTTAATAGTAACACCGTTAGGTGCTTTATATTCGGTAAACTGATAACCAAAGCTAAGAGAATTATCATGAAGAGGACTTGCTACTTTCTGGATGATTGCAGGGTTGGCTGCGTTACCACCTAAGTATCCAAATGAATTCCATCCACTAGCAATTTCCTGACAAGCTTTATGGAACTGTACAGCACCACGTTCGCCAGTCTTCATTACGAAGGTACGGTTGTCCATACCAAGTTTGCTTTCAGACAACTGATATAAAGCGTCTTCAATAACCTTCAATTTGAAAGTAGAGTAGAAGTGAGTATAACTAACTTCCATTTGTTCACGGATACCAGCACCCTGTTTGATAACGTTACCTGATTGACCTACATTCTGATAATTTCCCCATTCGTCACGGTTGCTACGAGCAAACATAAGCAGACGGTTTTTGTCAGCAGAGAATTCAGCTTCTAATTGATAATCCACATAGTGCATCCACATTGGGAATAACTGAGGTTTACCACCATTAACTGGAGTTACAGGGATTGGAGTTACCAATTTACGTTTAAGCATACTTCCGTACACTTTATGCTGGATACGAAGTTTAGAGAACTCATTACGCATAGCCAAAGGACTAGCAAAATGCAGATCACCAACTTTACGTGAACCTTCAGATTCTACTGGAGAGAATTCTTTAGAGAAGCGTTTTCCAGAGACAAGTTCTTCACCAGGCATTCCATTAGGATTAACTCCCATGAGTTCTACTGTATATACAGCATTAGTTCCTTCAAACGAAGCTTCACCTAAGATACGCAGTGGGTAGACTTCATTCTTTTCGCCAACGATGACATCACCATTAGCAAACCAGTCTTCACCGAATACAAGTTTAAAACTTGATCCACCAGCACCGATATTAAAATCAGTTGATGCGATTGTAGTTGCTCCGATACGGGCTTCTACCAGTTGAATATTACGAGCAGAGCTACCAATCAGTTCCCATGTGAATTCATCATCACTCTCCAACACCAAGGTGGGGAATTGAGCTAATGTATCCTCTAAGGATTTACCACGATTGTAAGCAAGCAACTGCACCATATTCCCGCCAATTTTTTGCGGTTGACGCTGAAAGATAGCTCCAAGGTGATTCTCAGCAGAGATTAAACCTTTGAAGTACTTTGCGTCGTACATCTGAAATTTTTGTAGTTTCATATATTAATAAAATTTATTCTTTTAAAATTCAAACTTACTAAAGTCAAATCCGTTGCCAGTTAAATCTACTGCATCTCCAGCATTGGCTGTTTCTTTAAATTTGATTGACTCAGCAAGATTATTCCAAGCATCACGCTTAACTTTTTTATTCTCTAGAACAGTCATCTTTTTAAGGCCTTCTGTAACTGACAGGATATAAGCTAATTTGAATCTACCTTCAATTGGGTTATCATGTAGATACTTTGAGATTATATCCAGAGGTCGCTTGTCTTCTGTAAATGCAACTGGACTAGTAAGACCTTTAATAATATTATTCTTTAGAGTCTGCGGTATAACTAAACCTGGGATTAACTCTTTAGTATCTTTAGCTATTTGGTTAAGCTTACTAATAGATTCTTTCTCAGCTTTTTCTTGAGCTTTCTTTTGTGCCGACAGATATTGCTTCTGTTGTTCAAATGATTGCTTCTCCACGGTCTTTAGCTCGCTAAGAGCATCCTTAGCCTCATCAACATCTTCTCCAGCACTAAAGATCTTATCTGCCATCTTCTTAGCTTTAGGTTCTGATATACCCTTAGAAATATAATTATTCATTATAATTGTCCTGCGTAAATCTTCGCCATCTGTTGACTCCTCTTCAATAGCATCTTCGGTAATAGAATTATATGCATCTATATTACGTTGATGTGCTACTACTTCTTCATGTGGTACTCCATCTCTCAATGATTCAAGATACTCTTTCTGATCATCTGTAAGATCTGCAAACTCACGCTGCTTAATACCATCCTCTAATACTTTGAAGAAGTCTTCTTGCGACTTAATATCTTCGTCTTTAATATCTTCTAAAATACCCCCCTCTTTCAGAGCTTGCACTAAGGAAGAGAAAAACTTAGGACTGAGAGTAGAAGAATTCGAACTATTATCATCTGTGGCATCTTGGCTCTTTCCAGAGGGGAGCAATACTTCTAGATCATCCGAATCATCATTATTATCTACGTCTGCGTCAGTCGAGTCATCCTCGTCTTCTATTTGGTCATTCTTAGCCGTTTTAACGGACTTTTTCTTATCTACTGGAACATCTGTATCATCTACAGGTTTTAGTCCATCTACGGCCTCTAAATCATCATACTCCATAAAGTCTTCTGAAAAATCATCCGTGTTAAAAATCTCCATTCCCTTCATAATTCTGCTACAAAATTAATACATTATAATTATAAAAAAATATACCATATACATTTCTGAGGTGAGTCAAAAGATGTATATGGCTATTTTAAATTTTATTCAGGTTTAAATTAAACAACTTCTTCCTGATTGGTTACATTAACCTGAGAGTTCAATACATTGATCCAAGTGTTATACTCATCAAATAACTGTTTGTTTTCTTTATATAGAGCATTAAGTTTCTCTATAACAAACTCTTTTGGTACTGCGCATAACTCTGGCAATTTCTGTTCTACTACTTCTTTTACTTTCTCTACAGTCTCAACGTTTTTTTCTACTAACTTCATAAATTTTAATTTTGATTAATACTATTTAAATATAAAATATCCTGTTACTAAGCCAGCACCAAACTCTAAGTATTTCCATCCACCCCATTTAGTTTTTGGCTTTACTGTAATACTATTACTAGTTGTTATTATAGCATCTGGGTCTGTTAAATATACTGATACCACATTTGTATTTTTTACTGGCGTATTAATTATAGAAAATCCTACTTTATATTTTAGATAATCTATATTCATTTTCTTACCAACTATAGTACCTTTAATTGAGTGAAAATTATTCTGCCAATTAAAGTTAAATGCTTTAACACTATCTTTATTTGTGGTACTTGGCAACCATACCGTATCTTTTAAATCTGTAGTTCCATTTGTTATGGCCTCCAACTTTGCATTTAAAGCAAAATTAACATCTCTCCATTTAATATCTCTTGCTTTAAGATCTTTAATATCAAACTGAGCAAGTTCTAAGGCTTTCTTTCTATCAGATGATTCTACTTCTACTGACTCTAATTTAAATGTAAGATTACCATTTTTACCCTTATACACATTTACAGAATCATTCAGTGAACTCAACTCAACCTTTTGTAAACTATTCTCACTTCTTAAGTTGTTAATCTTTATCTGATTAAACAACAAAAATAATACTATTGCCACTGAAGCCAAAAGTATTAATGATAATTTGTAATTTGATTTTATCCAACTTATGGCTATTTTAATATAATTCATGTTGTAAATTTTAATTCTCCTGTTAAAAAAAGGTGACTTTCGCAAGCTCTTCTAAGTATTAATCCTTTTAATACTACCCCACCAGATTTATTCCACCATGACCAAGCTTCCTCAATATCACCAATACCACTTTTAATTCGTCTAATTAATGTACTATTCAGAAAGTTTCCAAATCCACAATTATAAACGAATGATACAATGGCATCAAACTGATATTGATTTATTTTTAAATCTAGAGAATTTACTTGGTCTTCGAATCTGCCAAGATCTTCAGAAAGCATTTGATCTGCTTCTTCTATGGTTATAGTTTCTAGGTTTGGATATAATTCTAGCAGTCTTTTATATCCAGAATCACCAGTAAGCCATTTGCCATTAGTGTCGCAAATAGCTCTACCCCAGCCAATTGTCCAAATCGACGAGGGGTCTTTTTTAGGTTGAAGTCCAATCTCAGTCAAATCACCGTCATTGAGACCTTCAAAATGTTTTATAAGAGCAAGTCCTTTCTCAGAAGTAATGTAATTCATGTGAAGTTATTTGCCACAAAGATATGAAAATAACTTCACATTATTACTATTACACTCCACATAACATTTTATAGTACAGATAAGCCTTTCCTTCAGGGGCATCCTTATCCATAATCCAAGCTTTTGCCAATGCAAAATAAGTAGTGGTAGCACTACCAACCACAGTAGAGAAGTCTGAATATATAGTATTCATAGCGTAGTTCCAATCGTATACATTAAACTTGTCAAATACAATACCTAAAGATGATGCTACTGAAGTTGTTTCAGCAACACTCCATTTAGGGCCAACTGTACCATCCTCATTCTGTAATTTAGCAGTAGCCTTTAGTAATGTTGACTCGTCGAAATAAGGCCCATTAAGTGCTACATATATATCACTAATTATTTCATGGTAAACTGTTGGATCTTCCATCTCTAAATCAGATAAGTGATCATCTAAAATCTCAATTATCTTAATCCATATTGTATCTGTCATAGCGGCGCCATCCGCCTGTATTGCTAATTCTTTAAATTTTCCCATTATATATATTTTAAGTAAGGTAAATAACTTTTAGCTTTTTGCATTAATGATGGATTACTCTCCATTTTATCCATTATAGAAACTATTTGTTCACCACCAAGTTCGTTAACCAGAATCTGAATAGCACGAAGAAGTTTATAACCATCTTGCTCACTAGCTATTATGGCTCTAAAGGTCATCTCCTCAACAAGTGGATAAACTTTCTTCGTTACTACTTCATCAGATCTGGTGAGATCTGCACCATTAAATTCATTCATAATAATAACTTATTAACGTGAAAACATATCCAGTATTTCAGACTTAGATGGCACGTATGTATCCATCATATCTGAAGTAGCCTTACCAAGAGTATCCATATAGAACTTGCGTATCTTATGACGCTCTTCTGATAAAACCATCTCAATTACTTTTGATATACTAATTTTGAAATATTCTTCATCCATGATATTTAAACTTTAACTGTTTCATAAATTGCTATAGTCCCAGCAGCAGCACTTGATATTGCCATAAATGATGCAATGGAACTTGTTTCAAATGGTTCTCCACCTTCACCAGTGGAAGAATCTGGAAGCATTCTTACATCGTAATCGGTTACAGACACTACAGAAAAAGCTCCTTCTAATGGGATCTTCTTGATATATATTGTCTGAGTCGCAGATGTATTTTGGAATCTAATCGACACCCTATCTTTATTTACTGGAACAACAACAACAGCAGATGTTCCGATTGTTACTGGACTTGCCATAACTTTTAGTTTTAAAGGGGGCTTTTACACCCCCATTAAATTACACAACTACTCCAGTTGTAGGATGAAGATGAGTAAGGATAGTACTCAATAAGTACTGATTTTGCTCATTGTTAGACACCTTGCCATTGGCAGCAGCCAACTGGTCTCTAAGATTTTGAACGTTAAGATCATTGATCAGAGCACGAGTTGCATTTCCATCGGCGGAAATAGCACCCTTAATCTCGCAGCAACAAGCAGCCATTTCCTTGCTTATTTCACAGAACCCAGCAGCAACAGCAGCAGCACTAGCAGTTCCTTGAGCTATAATCTGATTAGTAGAATTCTGTACTTGCATTGCAGAACCATTAAATCCTTGCAGTGTAGTAGTAGTCAGATTATTAAAACTGTTTAACTGTTGTAATTGAGCTTGGTTAGATTGAGCAGTAACGTCACGTCCTAAGTCATTTATTGACTGAAGAGTTGTGAAGTTATTTGCAGCTTGAGCTGTCTGTACTGAACCAATCTGCTGAGACAGATTTGCAAAATTGGCAGCATTAGCCGAAGTCTGACCACTAGAGATAGTAGCAAATGTGTTCTCTACCGACTCCATTTCATTTCGGAGGTCGTTAGCACCTACTTGCTGTTGCAGAGTCTGTATTTGAGTCTGCAAAGACTGAAAGGCTGGTTGTAACACAACGTCAGTAGCTACTGCACCACCTGCACCACGTCCACCCCAACCACCTAAACCACCATTGGCGAACATACTACCGAGAATTAACCCAGCAACTCCACCACCAACTGCTCCAAGGCCAACACCTGAGCCCATTCCACTTCCTGCGCCCACTAAGGTAGGGACGGCACCGTCTAAAGTTAAAGCCATTTTATATATATTTTAAAAGTTTGTACATCAAAAGTACATACCTTATACAAAATATACTAACCAATACTACCGTCTTTGCAATTGATTATAGCTCTTGACTTTTTTAAATCAGATGTGTAATAGTACAATTCTTTAAACCCTGAAAGCTTACGTGGCTCTTTAATTATCCCTTCATTTCTAAGTTTATGAAACTCATTCAGACTGACTCCTAGATACTTAGCTGCTTCTTCTCTACCTATAGCTTTTGGTTGTAACAATAACTGAGATACCGTCTCAATATCAGAATCTGTTAAATGATCACACTCATTATTATCAATCATCTCCTCTACTTTCTTAAGTAGTAATTTTAACGCTTTTTTTAAACCATCCATATCTAAAATATAAAATTATTGAAGTTAAGATAGAATAACAACTAAGTGCTAATAATGTTCTAATATAAATCATATACTCAAAAGAGAATATATTTACGTCGATCCATTCAATTAATATTATAGCAATTAGGTTATAAATCAACAGTTTATGCCAAAAACAAAAGTGCATTTTGTATGACATTATTAAAAAACAAATATCTATAAGTAATGAGTGCCCAAATATTGGATACGTAAATTTACTTATAGATATATCAAGTATTGACATGTATAATGCCAATAATACTATTAGATTAGTAACAATGGGCCAGAATTTAACAATCCTAACAACCCACCACATGGCTATGGATTTATGCCACCACCAGTCCTTGGTTTTTCTGGAGGAGTCTCGGCCTCGCTAGTAGTTACGACTGTGATAGACTTCGAAGGATTAGAGCATTTATTAATCAACCTTAATTTAAAGTCATTAATTGCCACTAAGATTTTTCCAATAAACATGTAAACATTCATAATTAGATCTCCTATATTTATTTATTTTCTTCCATTTGTTTTGGGTTATCAATAACAGTATTAGAGCTGTTATCTCCCATATAATTATAACTGCGACCAACTCCTCTTGACCTACCAAATCCATCAAGGACTCCAACACCAAGTAAACCTCCGCATACGTATAGTAAGTTTTCCAATAAGCTTTGTTGTCCACTAGTTAATTGTGCCCCAAGGAATGTACCCACTATACAACTCATATAGAATAATATTCCAAATACTCCAACTATTCTTTTTATAGATATTTCTCCATCGCTAGAGAATGCTTTTTGTAATAAACTACTCATGTATTATTATTTATATTTATTATATATTAAGGAAGTGTAGTAAATACAACTTCATTTGAATAAGATGTTCCCTGACTAGTAATCACAAAACACCTAGAATAATAGGTTGTATTTGCAGTTAATCCTCCCCAGGTAACACTACCTGTTATATATCGTTGACCAATTACCCCAGGTACATCAGCTATTAGACTATATGAAGAAGTTGTTGCTCCCGAAGAAGTCTTACACACAATTCCACCTCTAGTCATTGTGTAGCCTAATCCATTCCACACACAACTATGAGAAGCGGTACTGTTTGTTATTCCATAAGCATCTCCCATAGTCGTGAGAGTAATATAGTTACGAAAACACAACAATCCATTTTTACTACCTTTATAGGCAACATCAAAAAAATTGTCAACAGAATTAGCAAATGCAGTAATAAGATTATTACCACCCACTACAGCGACAACATCACTCAAACCAAAGGTATCTGTATTCGGAACACTAGTTGCCATGATTACTCTCCATTTTAATAATTCTTGATTCTAAATCTGCAATCTTAGCTATTAACAAGTCTATATATCCAACAGATTTAATTCCATCATTATCAGTATATACTAATTCTGGCATAATCTCTTCAACTTCTTGGGCAATCACACCATATCTCTTGCGTTCAATAGGGTCAGATTTCATATTAAACTGAACAAACCTTATTTTATTAATTTTTGAAAGTTCAATATTTTCTATATTTTTCTTAAGAACTTTGTCAGAATTTAATATAAAATTCGCAGCAGTCAAGCCACTTGAATTCATTATGATACTTGTAGAGTAGTGACTAAAGACCAATTCTCCAGAACTCTGAGCTATTGACCAGTTATAAGTTCCACCCTCTAATGTCAAGGAAGAAGCACTAAATGATTGACTTATACTACCAGCCAATGCAG